GGCACTATTGCCTTCGTCAAACAAAAGGAATACCCCAATGAGTACAGCAATTTTAGGATTGCGTGGTTCTGGTCAGTTCGATGCGGACTTCCGACCAAAGAACTATCGTGAAGTTTACTCCCTGATTGAGCCTAACGGAACAGCTCCATTACAAGCCCTTCTCTCCATGACAGGCAGCGAATCTACTGACGATCCAGAGTTTCGTAACTTCAAAGACGAACTACCTGATCGCGTCTTAACTACCTCTGCAACTGCAACTAACTCAGCAACTACCATTGCTGTTAACAACACTGCTGACCTTCCCTTCGTAGTCGCTGGCACTCTTTTAGCCAACACTGCTACAGGCGAAATCATGCGTGTATCTGCTGTTAGTGGCACAGACATTACTGTTGCTCGTGGCATCGGTGGTGGCGCAGCAGCCGTAGCAAGTGCAGCCGAAATCGTCATCGCTGGTTTCGCTGACCAAGAAGGCGGCACTTCACCTGCCCCAGTATCTTTTGATCCAATCGTTGGCTCAAACTATACTCAAATCTTTAAGACTTCTGTTTCTATTACTGGCACTTTGGATTCTACCAACTTGCGTACTGGCGACAAAGAGCAAGAAGATTTAACCAAAGCATTGAAGATGCACATGAGCGACATTGAACGCGCATTCTTCTTCGGTAAGAAAGCTGAAGTTAACGGCACAACTGCTTCACCTACTCGTTACACAGGTGGTCTTTTACAGTCGATCACTTCGATTACGGATGCAGCCACCAGCTCTACTGCTGGTCAGTTAACCGAGAAGATGTTTGACCGCGCCTTGGTTGAAGATGTATTTGCTTATGGCAACCCTGAGAAGATTTGTTTCGCAGGCGCAGGCGCAATCGCAAACCTAATGGAAATCGGCAAGAATCGTTGGCAACCAACTACAGTTGACAATGCTTACGGCGTATCTTTCACTCGATACACTACCTTTGCTGGCGACTTGTTAGTTTACTTGCACCCAATGTTCCGTCAGATTCCTTCTCTAAAGAACGAGATGGTTATTCTTGATATGCCACACTTGAAGTATCGTCACCTAGAAGGTCGTGACACACAGCTTCAGCGTGACATTCAATCTGCTGATTTTGACGGCAAGAAGCATCAGTACATGACTGAATGTGGATTAGAGCTTTCTCACTCGAAAGTTCACCACCGCATCAAAGGCTGGACTAGCGTATAACATAGTTATACCTGAATGCCTTTGTCCGTAAGGACGACCACAAGGCTTCAACCCAGCACAATAGCCAGAGAACTAAACCGCTCTGGCTTTTTTTGGCCTATAGGTTAATCCCCACGGAGACAACATGGTCGATTCATCAAAAGTTACTCACGCTAGCCCTAGCAAAGACGTTGAAAAGAAAGCCGCCTTAAAAAGTAAAAGCTCTCGCAAGACTTCAGACGTTGAGGTAGATGGCGTTACCTATTACACCTCTGCTGTCCTTGAGGACTCCTTGTTCGACATCACTGTTGGCGACTCTCGCCTACGTCCATCGTGGGATACAGATCATAAGTATCCTATCTGGGCAGTTCCAAGCAACCTGAAAGCTCAGTTCTCTCGCCATACCTTCGTGAAGATGGGCCGAGTTATTCAAGTTAACGATTAATATATAATCTTCGAGGGTGTTTTTGTGACAGCAACCAGCTCCAATCCCAACATACGCGACCACTACTCGCCCTTAGAAGACCTTATCATTAAAGTCCTGCGGCGTTATGGTGAGTTTCATCCTTCTTCTGTGGATGGTGAAGTCTCTCTTATGATGATCGACTTCGCTAACTCTGTACTTCTTGACTATAACACCCACCCATATCGGAGTGGTTCAATAGCCAAACCTGTCATTCCTATAGAGAATTACATATCCCTACAAGAAGCCCGTGAAATACCAGACGAGATCATCATGTCTGGCCTACTCTACTATTACGCAGTTCAGCAGATGTCACAAAAGATGACCCCGTATAAATCTATGTATGACGACAACATGAACAGAATCACTTATTACAACAAGTACGGCAATACAGGCATATTGATCACTAAGCTGGAGTAACTGTGTCTTCTTTTAAATCACCTTCAGGTGTTCAATTAAACTCATTTCTGTATCGAAACTTTCGAGGCATAGACACCTCTCGTGATATTGCCGCATTAGAGAACGGGGAAGCACAGCACCTCATCTCCCTTAGTAATGGTTATGCAGATTGGCGTGGGGTCATCAACATAGATCGTGGGGCTTCTCGCCACATTCTCGCTAATGGTACTGTTGAAAACCTACGCTGGTTTGGACGTGACAACGCAGTCTGGGTAGAAAAGAACGAGGCAGGCAAGTCATTCGTATCCGATAAGGGCCAGAGAAAAGAGGAAGTCTACGCAGCAGATGCCGTAGTTTCGACTACAGTGTTTGATGGCGAGGTGGTTTTTGCTACTCAGTCCTCACCCATTTATCACTTCAATGGATTCACTTGGAAGCGTAACGAGTCATCATCAAGTCCAGACCCAGCCTACATCTCTACTGTATCTGGACGCTTATGTTTGTCAGGAATGACAGGATCGGCTACTGCTATCTGGCTATCACGTCTTGAAAACCCCATGATCATGCCGCCTGATGAGGATGCTCAATCCACTCAAGTAGATAAGGCTGTCTATATAGACATACGAAACGTAGTAGGTTCAGCAGAAACTATTAAAGGACTAGGGCGATTCGAGTCTTCTCGACTCGCTGTATTCACAGAAGACAGAACACTTGTATATAACATCTCCGCAAACTACGAGCAGATCAAGCTAGACTCCTCCATTCAGATTGGTGTGGGTACTATCTCTCACAATACAATTGCAGAAGCAGGCTCAGACCTTATCTTTTGTTCTCGTAACGGCGTTCATACCATCAAACGATCTAAGGAAAACGGCGTTACAGTCTATCCTGTTCCGATGTCAGCTAAGATTGAGGAGATATATCGCTCCTACGTTAAGTCTGTTCGCAACCCCGAACAAATCAATGCGTTCTTTGATCAGGATGAGAACCAATACCACATATTCTTCCCGATGACAGACAAGCTTTCTCGCAGATTGACTCTATCTCTTAACCCTCTTGATGCAGACAACAACACTTGGTCATCGTCAGACTTCTTAAACGCTCGATGCGCTTCAGTTCTGGGTGGTCGCGTACTTGTTGGAACTAACGGCGGTATCTGGGAGTTAAAGCAGTACGATGATGATGTGATGAAGACACCGAAGATGGTTATAAACACGCCAATCTTATGGCACGAATCCATCAACACAGTCAAAGAATCCCACTCGTTTATCCTCCAAGCGTCAGGCAAAGGCATTATTAATGTCGAAGCTTTTGATGAGGTCGGACGACAACTAAGTAACATTCGTTATCAAATAGAAGATGACGTAAGAAATAATGAGTTCCCTGAAAACCCAATGCGACTCGAATATGAGCGCAAGTTTGAACACCGCTATAAAGGTGTCCAATTCCGATTCAAAGTAGAAGGCGATGGTCTAATTAAAGTCATTGGTTTCGCAGTTAACACGAGGAAAAAATAATGGCTCGCTTACGCCAACAACACGCACAGAACTACGTTTCATCATCTAACGTACACACTGAGTTTGAATCAATTGTTCGTTACCTCAATAGCGCAGAGCGAGGTAATAAAACATTCAGTGAACTCTTCTCAAAACTCTTCGACACTGAAGGGGATGTAAATCTACCGATTGCTTTTCGCTTAAATACCTCGACAGGTATCGAAGCTCGTGTTGGTTCAGGCTTTACAGGTGAAGAAGGTTGGGCCATTGTAGCCTCGCTTGCTAACATTCGTGGCGTGTCTGGCTCTAACGTGGGAACTATAGAAGGCCCACTATTCTTTAACCGCCAAGACATAACTGCCACCGCAGGTCAAACAGCCTTTCCTTATCCGCTAGATACTACTGTAGCCAGTAAAGCCTTAGTGTTCTTGAATGGAATACTGGTTAAGGAATCTCAAGTAACCCTAGATTTTACCAACAAGAATGTTGTGCTTGGTACGGCAACGGCTGTTAATGACCTTGTAACCATCTACTCGATTCGCTCGCAGTCAGTCACCAACTATCGCCGTCTTGATTTCGCCGTGACTAGCACTCGATCTCAAGTGCCTTTCCCTCACACCTCTGACGAAGAAGTGGTGGTTTATAAGAATGGCATATTACAGCGTATCGGTGGTTCATTTGACTACAACAAAGACGATGCGTTAGACGTGCTGACATTCACAACTGACCTAGTATCAGGCGATACAGTCAACGTGCTTACTGTTGAGAATACATCCGTAAAGAACGTCCAAGGACTTATGCTTGAAGCAGAGTACGCGAACACTGATGGCTTCATTAACTTTGCTAAAATTGCTGTAACTGACGGAACTATTGCCCAATCTAAAGTGACAGGATTAGTTGCTGCTTTAGCTTCGATGGGAACAGTCGTTGTTTCCGCATCAACACCAACAGGTTCATTGGCTGGTTGGTTATGGGTGGATATTTCGCAAGCCATTCCAAAGCTTAAATTTTATGATGGAACACAGTGGCTCAATACCAAAGAAGACACTGACCTTCCCTCAGTAACAATCAGTGATGTAAATAAGTACCTCGCAGTTAACGAGACAGCAGATGGCTACGTTTACCGCGATCTTGATTTCACCACAGTTGTACCAAAAACTTACATGGGTGCTGCAAACGGCGTAGCTTCTCTTGATTCTGCTGGCAAGGTTCCAGTTGCAGAGATACCTATCCTCTACTCAGCTCACTCAATCTCACGACAAGTGGCAGGAACCGCTACTGACCAAGATTACTTCCTTTCAAAATTATGGCGACAGAAGATAAGAATTGACGGGATATCTGGCGTGACTACTTCAGGCACTTGTCAGATTCAAATTACTGTTGACGGCACTGGTGTTGGCGACACTCACTCAATCTCTTCTGGCGGTGTAGACATAGTGATCGACCCCATCATTGAAGTAGATGGAGTGGCCGCATCACATCGAATCGGCATTAACGTAACCTCTTCCTCTAGCCCTGTAGACCTTGAAGTCGCAGTGGCAGTGGCATCATCGGTGATCTAATATGTCTTACTCAAAATCAAATAACATCTCATTCACTGGAAGACCTTCCTCTTCCAGCAAGACAGGTGGCCGCTTCGGTGACTCTCTTATCGCATTCATGTCGCCAGAACAAAAGACGATGTTGGAAGCGCAGGGAGCGCAGGGAAC